TTTTATAGATAGCGCACGCATTGCAGCGCCATAACATTCCTGCCATCTTGCCTGCATATAGTAGAGATTTGACAGCCCGCACCAAGGCTCGCGGGTATTAGGGCTCTCAGCCGCCGACCTTAGCCACCAAGCCTCAGCCTCAGCGGGGTCGCCTTTCCCTTCATAGCATTTTGCCAGTGTGCGCATTGCGTATGACCGCTCATTGATCCACGTAGCGCCGGGGAGTGCCAGATATCGTTGGAGCTCTACAATTGATTCATCCCAGCGTGAATAAAATGATAACTCGCGGGCATAGTAGAAGGCGTTACGCGGGCACACAGGATCTTCTTTGACCGACAGCGCCAACAGGTCCAGATACTGCCCGCGGCTCTTTGTGGGGTCTGGATGATGGCTGACAAGCAGCTTGTCGGTGTATGCATAGACCTCGTTGATACGCGCATCAAAGCGTGGGTATTCGTGGCAAGGGTGGTGCCAGTAGTAGCCGTGGCGGTGATGGATCTTTTCATACCCAAACTTAACGCCGCAGCCCCAGTCAAACATGTAACGGAGGCGGGTGGTTTCAGGTGTCCAGACGCGCTCTATTTCATCTCGCCATCCGGGTTCCATAACCTCATCCACGTCGAGGCTAACGCATATATCAATATCGCGAGGTATAAGGGCGATAGAAGCATTACGAGCGTGATCGAATCTCCAAGGCGTAATGCAAATCTCATGAACGGTTACTCCGTTTTTCTTACATTCTTCTACTGTTTTGTCAGTGCTGCCAGTATCGGCAATCATTAACAGGTCTGCATCTCTTCCCGACGCCGCCCAGCGTGCGACAAACTGTTCTTCATTCTTGCTGATGGCGTAAATGCAGATCTTTGGTCTGACTTTCTGGTTTGACCAGCAATAAACGCCAATCTCATTTTCGATGTATCCGACTGTTGGCTCACCAAAGGTTTCTATAAACTCTTGGTCTGACCAATTGTCTGTTATGTGCTTTTCGTGAGGATTGCCGTTGTATGCATCTTGAGGATAGTGGCCGATGGGTATGCTGACGATGACGGTGTCTGCGACAGACCTGGCCTTGTCGAGTAACGCGACAGCATCATCTTTATCCATATGCTCCAATACGTCGCCAAGCATGACGACGTCGAAATGCCCAAAGCGCGTAAGATTAACGGCCCTTGCGTCTGCAAGTATCAGCTGTTGATACAGATCATTTAGTTTAAATTCTTCAATATATGGTTCCCACACCTCAATTCCGGTCCAGTCTGCTTCTGGGAACATTTTGGCGTATGTGCCGCTGCCGCAGCCAATGTCAAGCATGCGGCCGTGTTTAATACGACCCACTATATTGCGGATGTAAGATTTTCCGCTCTCAGAGCTGTAAGGCATAAACCCCTCCTTTTATGCCATATGGATATCAGGATGGATTTTGTGGCGGCTCAATCGTCGCGTTCAGCTGGCTATTTGCCTGACTTTTCAACTCATCAATTAAAGCTACGGCTTGAAAATACGGCAATTGCCCAAGCCCCTGCATTACAACATTCCATTGGGTAATTTTTAACGTGATTGATACTTCTTTATCTTCCATTTTTCTGCTCATATTTAACCAACATGTTCTTTGTATCTCAATATTTACCAACAATAAAGTAAATATGTCCAGTGTGAATTATATTTATATTCAATACATTACAATGTGTTATAATATCATCCATGCAATTCTTTGTCTACATCCACAAAAAAGCAACCGACGGGCGCATTTTTTACATCGGCAAAGGATGCCGTTACCGTCACAAATCTAAATGGGCCCGAACACCCTATTGGCACAACATCGTAAATAAATATGGTTACACGGCAGAAATTGTCAAAAACAATTTAACACAAGACGAAGCCTTTGCCCTCGAAATTAAACTTATCAAAAAATACAAGCATTTAGGACTTTGCAATTTAACTGACGGAGGCGACGGGGCGCATGGAGCTATCGTGTCAGAAAAAACTCGCGCCAAGCAACGGCGAAGACTTGCTGATCCAAAAGCAAGGCAACTTTTGAAACAAAAAGCAAAAGAACGCTACGCTGATCCAGTTTTTTATTCCGCCCACGTAAAAAGAGTTAAACAACAAGCTGCTTGTCCAGAAATTAGAGCAAAAATTAGCCAAACATTAAAAGAGTATTTTGCCAATCCCACAAACCGCGAAAAACTAAGCGCCGCAACCATCGCACAATTTAAGAACCCAAAAGCCCGCGCCCTAGCCAGCAAAAGAGCGCGAGAACGCTTCAACACACCCGAAAAGCGGGCGGCGCATGTTCAAGCTAAAGCTGTAAAGTGTATTGAAACTGGTATGATTTTTGGAACAGGGACACTTGCGGCAGAATGGGTTGCATCCCAAGGCAAATACAAGGGCGACCATTCATCCATTGCAAAAGTATGCCGAGGCGAAAAGTCCTCCGCCTACGGCTACACTTGGCGGTATGTTAAACGGACCAAGGATTAGGCATACGCAGAACGGGCGGGTTAATCTGATCCTCAATCTGCTTATCAAGTGAAGCAACTTGTGCAGCTAATGTCTCAGAGCCAAACGCATCTTCCAGCCAGCCGATAACCTGTGCTTCTGTCAGATCAGCATAGGCTGTGAATGGAGCGGCTGGATCTAGCGTTACGGATTGTGATCCATATATGTCAGCGGTGTGCGTTCCGTCTGTCGCTTGTCTGCGCCAGTGAACTTGGAAGACGACTTCTGTATGGTTGTCGTGTTCTGGATAGCACTCTAGTTGAGAAATTACCCAAGAATATGAGTTTGCCATTGTTAATCCTTATGACAGTCTATACATAACGTAAGTATTTGCGGCAGTTCGACGTAAACGAAAATGCGCTGATACGCCTGTAGCAACTGTCAATGTTCCTAACGACGTAACGCCAGTATTCACAGCCATCGTAATTGTGCCGGAAGCAGTATTTACGATATGGAAATCAAACCCGATGTTTATTGTCGGAACGCCAGTAAAACCAGCATCAATAGCCGTTCCTGTAGGCATCGTGACAGTATAGCTTGTGCCTGTCGTGTTTATGATGTCAGTTTGTAGTTGCGCGGCGGTAAGAGTAGCTGTTGTCGATATTGATGTTGGTGCAGGAGCGTATTGCCAAAGGTTGCCTGCTTCAATGTAAGTGTTTCCGCTGCTGTCGATGCGCATACGTTCTGTTTTTGCGGTGCCGTTTGCAAAAGTAAAAATACCAGCAGTTCCATATTGGCTGGTTAGCCTTGTTATACCTGACGAGGGAAAGTCTAAAAAGAAATCCGCGTTTGTGCTATCTGTTGCATGAATGGCCGTTCCAGCCGCAGAAGTATATACGTCTAGCTTATAGCTAGGCCCACCACCGATACCTAAGTTACCACTAGCATCCAGCGTCATCGCCTGAGTGAAGGAGATGGAGTTTCCTGCGGTGCCGGAGGCTGCGGTATACCACTGATGTTGGCCGCTAGTTTGTTGGTAATAAGTAGCTACGCCTGTATTTACATAGTAATATGTTACGCCAACCTGACGAGTATTAGCGCTTAAAGTTACGTTAGGATTGGATGAAGAAGTAGACCAAATAGCGCCTTGATTGTTAATTTGAACTGCTTTTATCGCGCTATCCCAAGCACTCGGCGTAACACCTAGTCCGAGGTTGCCGGAGCCATCGTATGTTAAAGTATTTGCGCCATTATTTGTTTGCAAATATATTGGGTTGGCGGTGCTATTTGTAATAGAAGTAAATCCAGCCGCATAATTTAATAAAGTGGCATTAACACCGTTTAATGTGAATATAAAACCACTGTTATATGCTGTGCCTTGCGCTGTGCTTGTAAATTGAATACCAGAAATATTATTTGCGCCAGATGAAACATAAATACCTTTATTAAATGCGCCAGTTGATGCTATTAATCCACCTATAAGAAGATTGTTACCATCTGTCTGAAAATTAGCAGAAGTTCCAAGTGTATTAGTCGCACTTGCGTAAGGTATATATCCAGCCGTTAAACTGGTGAGGCCAGTGCCGCCGTTGGTGACACCAAGCGTTCCAGCAAGCGTAATTGCTCCAGATGTTGCCGAGCTTGGCGTAAATCCGGTTGTGCCCGCGCTAAATGTCGTAACGACACCGCTCAAGCTTCCGGGGCTTGTCCAAGAAGTAACACCCGACCCATTCGTCGTCAGAACATAACCGCTCGTTCCATTTGACGAAGGAAGCGTGAATACTGTTCCTGTGCCAGCAGCTGCAGGAACACCAAGCGTAACGCTGCCGCTTGTTGATCCATAGAACGTCGCAACGCCGCCATTACCAGCGTTAGCGCCAAGATAGATAGAAGATGTTGCGGCATTAAATGTTTGGCTTGCCGTAAATGTATTGGCTGTTCCAAACAGATTGAACCAAGAAGAGACACCAGAACCATTTGTCTGAAGCAAATAACCGTTCGTGCCACCACTTGTCGGAAGCGTAAGCGACCATGTTCCAGCTGCAGCAGCCGTCTGAATCGTAACAACGCCGCTCGTTAATCCCGAAAAACCAAGCGTCCCGGCAGACGTGCCAGCAACACCGAGAACAGGCGTTACAGTTAATGAAGGAACGCCGCTGCTATTGGCGTTAAGGATTCCGCCATTTGTTGTTGCAAGCCCTGCAATCGTGTTCGCAGAACTTGAATAAAGCAATTGATTAATCGTTGTCGTAGCAGGATATGTCGCAGTTGTCCAAGATGGGTTTGCGCCAGAGCCCCCGCTTGATAAAAGCTGATTAGCCGACCCTGTTACAATTGTAGCTGGAGCCGCACCTGCGCCCCCACCTACAATTACCGAATATTGAGCAAGAGCGGCAGATGAAGCCATCGTGCTTGTTGAGCTAAAATATGGGACGCCTCCAGATGTTCCGCTGGATAGACCTGTCCCGCCACGATTTACAGCAACCGCAACACCGTTCCACGTCGCAGAGGTAATTGAGCCCGGATAATCTAATGTATTTGTTGACCAGTTTACATTATTTGGCGCTTGGAAATGAGGATCCCACGATCCCGAAGATGTCCCGTTAGCAATTAATACAATTGTTCCGTAAGACCCTGCTTGGAACGTCGCAATTGTCGTTGCGCCAGTATTCTTTACAACGATAGTTCCGCTAGACTGATTATTATTGAATGAAAATATTGCGCCTATTGGCAATGTAGTTGCGTCGGGAAGCGTGAATGTTTGACCACCAGACCCCGTAACGACATTAACTGGTGTAGAAGCTGCGGTTAATGTTGTTGTTCCACCAGCAGCCGCTGTGCTTGTTGTTCCTGCAAAAAAAGCATTTGATGTTATGTTAACATTAGCGTCTCTTAATACAACGCTGCTTGCAACAGTCGTCGCACTTGTTGGATATTCACCAACAACGCCAGCATTGTCATAAATGACACGGCCAGAAGTTCCGCCTGTAACTGTTGTCGTGCCGACATTAATTGTGTTTGGGCCTGACGCGCCTGTCGCTCCAGTCGGACCAGCGGGACCAGACGCCGCATTTAGGTTCATCGTCCACGAGGAATAAGTGCCAGTTCCCGTGGTTGATGTAATATTAACGACAGCCGCGCCAGTCGCAGAATTATATGACGTCACAGAGCCCGTCATTAAATGCGTGCTATCATACGCAATGATGATTTGCTGTCCTACGGTATAGGCGAGACCTATCCCAACGGTCAGCGACTGTGTGCCAACAGCAATCGTCAGGCTGGTCGTGCTAGTCGTCGCGTAAAGATTGCCCTGAGCGCCAGTCGCGCCGGTTGGGCCGGTGGGGCCCGTAACAGACGGTCCTGTAGAGCCGGTGGGGCCAGTCCATCCCGTGGGGCCCGTAACATTAGAAGCGGGGCCCGTAGAACCTGTGGGTCCAGTAACTGAAGGGCCTGTAGATCCCGTAGCCCCCGTGGGGCCGGTAACTGAAGGACCGGTAGGTCCAAGACCTCCGCCAGCGCCGGTCGCGCCCGTGGGGCCCGTAGGCCCAGCAACACTCGATGCAGCGCCCGTTGCCCCGGTGGGGCCCGTCTGGCCTGTGGGGCCCGTAATTGATACTCCGCTCGCCCCGGTTGCGCCTGTTGCGCCCGTAGGGCCCGTGGGGCCCGTGACGTTAGACGCGGCACCTGTAGCGCCCGTGGGGCCTGTTGGGCCAGTAACTGTTGATGGCGCTCCCGTGGCTCCGGTGGGGCCCGTGGGGCCCGTCCGGCCCGTGGGGCCTGTCATTCCGGGGGCTCCCGTGGGTCCAGTAGGTCCGGGTGTTAGTCCAGATATTTGTGCCGCTGTTACTCGAACAGACGTGCCGCCTTGAACTGCCTCAAGTTCCTCAGATCCATTAAGAGAAATGGCTGCAGGAAGATTAGGTATTTGTTGGTTCGACATTAGTTTAGCGGCCCTGTTTTAGGAACTTGCGTGTAATCATATGGCAAGCCTGGGTTGTTGTCACCCGGAGCATTTGGATCCGTGCCAGGTTGCGTATTCAATCCGCCAGGAGGCTCGCCTGTTTGCTGCAGGACGCGATCGTCTGTCGTTGCAGCAGCACCAGAATTTTCCTGGACAAGATAACTCACGCCATCCTCTAACAGTATAGCGCCAGAACCGTCTTCTAACAACAGAAGACCGCCAGTTGGTGTCGATGTAACGCGAACATTTCCGCCAATAACCGGGATGCCTGTAATGGGATCTATGGAGTTTTGACCGGACGTATATCTGGTGCTTGTTTCTGCCGTCGCGTAATCTTGCACGCGCGGATTTTGAACTGGCGTAGGATCAGCGGGAATAACGATTGCACGCAATTGCTGCTGTGGCGTGTCATAACAAGTGTGGCAAACAAGAATGCGTGTGTTTAAAAGTGCAGCGCCGCGCCAATCGAATTGCCAGGAAAGTTCGTTATGGTTGTATAAAAAATTGCAACGATCGCATATGCCGAACGCATTCGGGTTGCGTGAACTTACCCTCGCGCGTCCGTGGGGCCTCATCTAAAGTATCCGCTAATTTGCGGGCTGATGTATTGCTGCGCAGTTTCTACGTTCTGAGCCGCGGCTATCTCATAAGCCTCATCAGCGACTGCCTTTAATGGGAGCGCCTTGTCTGGTGCCCATATCATAGCCAGGCGATACGCTAATCCGTAAGCAAACGCCTCTAGCCATATCGGAGGGATATCTACTTGCTCCGTGCCGTTCATGTTAGCGTCCTGAATGCGCAGAACGCTGTAATACGTTAGTGACACCTCGTTTCCGTCGGGAACCGGCCAAAGCGTAATGGTTGGAGACAGAAGGCGATCGAACCAGAACACGTTCGGAAATCCTTGCTGCGTTTTATTTGGGTATGACGCGTATTCAGTGCGGCTAATTGGTAAAATAATACGGTCAGTTGACACGCCGCCCGATGTCACTGTGACATAGGCATCCAAAACAACGACTGTATTAGCGGCTACACTATATTGAGACGTTCCTTGCGTTAACGTCTGCGTCGTTGATGTAACTTGCCAAAGATTAACGCCGCGATTGCTCCAATTAGCAAACATCATATTTGTCGCAGTGCGCGCCGCGTCAATGTGCTCTTGGAGTAATGCCGTAGGGCGAACGCCAATCAGTTGGTAGGCGTAAATGGTGAGTTCGCCGAGCGAAGGATTGAACGTGTATGCGTTCGAGGTCGACATTACTCATCCTTAGTTAGACGCCATTATTACCCAGTTTGTTCCGTCAGACTGTAGCATTGCCCACTTGCCGGCACTAGCAGACAATATAGCCGTTCCTGCAGTTGCTGTAGATAACGGGACAATATTAGAAGATGCGCTACTTACAGTAATAGCAGAAATATTTTTAACATGAAGGATTCTGCCGGGATATGTAACAGCCGAAGGCATTGTTACTGTGCAATTGTTTGTAGAAAAAATTAAAGATGAATCAGTAGAAGCTACAGTATAAGTTGCAGCAGTTACCGTGCTTGGGCTCTTAATTGAAATAGGACCGGCGACAGTAAGAAGCGTTGCTGGCGTTGTTGTTCCAACCCCCAAATTGCCCGCGCTCGACAAACGCATTTTTTCATAAGGAGTCGTTGTTGTTGAGCCACCTACAGGAAGACCTTGTGTCATAAACACAATGGCAGAAGGCGTCAGTGCAGAGCTTGTTCCTGTTCCAGTAGGTGTTGCATCAACAATAGCAGCTATGGCTGTGCTGTAATCAAATCCATTAAATGCATTAGGGCTGGTCGAATTACTGTAGGCACCCCAGCCAAAGTATCCAAGAGTATCTAATACTTGCGTAACTGCAGGAGATGAATAAGAACCTCTTCCGTAAGAACTATAAAAGCCCTCACCATATCCCTGAGTATTTATATTCCGTAATTCTGAATAATAGTGGTAGACGCTACTGTCTTGGTATGAATCAGAATAAAAACCAGACAGGCCAGTTTCTAAAGTTACTTGAAAGTGTGCTTGCGGGCTTGATGTTCCGACGCCGACATTACCCGTAAAATAAGGTGACGCGCTCATAAACGTCTTGAGCTGAGCCGCCGTTGTCTGGACCGGGCCGACACCTGTAGTCTGAACATTAGGGACGACATCTGTGGCAGATACAGCTGCACCCGCCGCTAATCCTGATATCGGAAGGTTAGACATCTGTTCCCCTTATTAATTTGTTAACCCGCCGCCGACAGATGTCCCAGTCGTTTGAGTAAGACCCGAACCGTTAGGAAGGCCGGTTGTCGTAGATAGTCCGCCCGTGGCCATTAGTATGGTCCATTACTATCTTGAACAAACGTCGTCGTCACTGAACCAGTGCCACTGTTTATAACAACACGGGCATAAACTGGCGCGAACAAGAAGTTTGATTGCTTTGTAGCACTTGCACTAACAACAGCGGTGTCAGATGAGTTAACCCAGGTCACTGAACCAATTGCTACAGGATTTGTCGCGCTATTTGGATCATCAAGGGTAGACTGCAGCGTGTAGTTAACAGTGCCGCTTACGGTGCATTGAATTGAAATGTTAGACGGAGACCACTCGTCAAAGCGCACCCAACTGCTTCCTGCCACGCCATTTGTGCCGGCAGACGCGCCGCTTGCACTCGTTGAGCCGCTTGTCTTGATGCTTGTGACGGTAGCAAAGTCGTTATTTGTTGCGACAGAGCTGCCGCTTGTGCCTGTCACTGTCTCAGAAATAACAACACCCCAAAACGTCGTGCCCGTAATCGTAAAGGTTATGCCCGTATCATTGCCGACGTTGGTAATTAACACACGGCGAGGAACGTCAAGGGTGACAGTAGAGGAAGTAAGCGTCATATTTGCCGCGCCAGTCACCACCTGGTTGGCGGCAATGCCTACTGCAGAGGCGGCGGCAAGAGGGCCGGCAGTGATAACGATAGGACGCATTAGTGCTTTTCCTTTTTATTCTGGGCCCGCGCAGCCGCAACATTATCAACTAAATTCGGGTAAGGACGACCCGCCGCCCGTGCCCTAGCTTTTGCCATTCTAACACCTTTTGCGCTTAAAGCCTTATGCTTTGCGTCTTTAGGTGCATCTTTTTCCCAAAATGGCTTGCTCATTTTAGCAATCCCATTTGCGCAATGACTTATTGATACGACTATTTGGATCAGCAGCAGCTGCTGCGCCAGTTAATTTCTTCTTCATACCTGTCATCCTAGCACAGAATGACTTACGTCGAGAGGCCGACTTATCGCTTTTAGCGGCCTGCTCTTTCGAGACCGGCGGCTTCAGGTTGTGACCCTCAGCCTTGGCGGAGGCCCTTCCCTTAGCATTAAGTCCACCAGATTTGCTTTTGCCTTCTGATCTCTGCCAAGTGGGCGTTTTCGCCATATCTAATCTCCAAGAATAAGACGAGGGTTCCAAAAAACCCTCGTCGACTTTAGCACCGACAAATCTCAGTAATGAGAAGCTTTGCCGCGTGGGGTGCCTTGAGCAGCTGAAGAGAAGACGCCGCCGCCGCTTGCGCGAGCAGGACGCTTACCCTTAGCGGCTGAGGACATTACGCCACAGCCACCAGCAGCTTTTTTAGCACGACCGCCTTTTTTGAAGCCGTCTGTGCCTTGCTCTGCTTCAGCCGCAACGTGGCTGTTTTGAGCATTGTAAAGGCTCTTGCGGGAGCCCTTAGCATCTGGATCTTTAGTCTGAGATACCATTTTAGAGCCCTTTCTTAAGCCTGAGTAAGGCCGAACAAGCCAGTTGCGTAAGGCACCATATAAGCTTGTGGTGACTGACGAACGATTAGCTTGTTTGCCCCGCTGCTTGAAGTAGCAGCAAAGGTTCCACGAACATCGTTTGTTGTCGAGCTAGGCGTTGTTCTATCTGCAGGCAGATAGTTTGTGGCGGCAGTGATCAATGTCGTGCCAACCAGTGACGCTGCATAGTTAATGATAACGTCACCAAACGTATCAGACCGCAGTGGGAACCCAAACACATCAGCCGTTCCTACAGAGTAGTTATGGCCAGAGTCAGCAGCATTAAGAACAACTGACTTGATGTATTTGAACGCCTTTGTGCTGGTAACAACACCACCCGCAGAGATCGTAAGAGCCTGCGTCATTGGGTATCCGTAGATGTCATAGCCAGAGACAGTTGCTGTCGTAGCTGTAGCACCTGAAGCAGCCGTAACCGTGACCGCACGACCAAGAAGAGCTTGAGGGCTCCAGTTATACATGCCAGGCGTCTGGGCATTATTAGGAACGGCGCACTGGCCTGGCGTCTGGTAGGCAAGTGTTACCGTGCCTGAAGTCGCCGTCAAATTGCCGCTTGTCTGATAAGTGCCAGTCGTGCCCTGCGAAACCGACGAGTATGTGCCGGTTGTCGTGAGCTGAGATACGATCTGCGTTCCAGCAGCGGTTCCCTGAGAAACCGTTCCTGTAGTAGCAAGAACAACCATACCGGGACCAATTGGCATCTGATTGGTGGAGGTGGTGATCGTGAGAACACCATTGCTGAATGAGCCCGTTACTGACGCGTAAGCGTCAAGAGCGAGGACCGTGTCAGTCGCACCCGTATCCGCACGAACAAAGCTCGTGGAATAATAGACGCCAGTCGTCGAAGAGCTCGACGATACAACTGTGAGCGTTGCACTTGTGGCAGCAGCTGACGCGACAATTGCCGTAGCAGATGCAGTGTAAGGAACAGCACTCAAGGTCGTGATGTTGTCCACGCCAAGCCACCCAAAGTCCGGTGCAGACTGAGCTTCACCGGGGATGTAGGTGTATACTTGACGTGGATCTAAGATACCCGTCCCTGCGTAAAACAGAGACGAGCCACCGATGTCCGGGTTGTAGTCACCAGGCTGTGTCGGGTTTTGCCCGAACACAATTAATGGACCGGAGAAAGCAGCATTAGCCATATTACTTCCTCCTTACGACGTTGGGAAGTTGCCGTAAATTGAGCGCCAGTTGTAATAGCCGAAACTGTAGCGTTCATAACCCTTTACGAGTAAGTTGTCAGTCACGAAATCTACCTGCATGTCGGTTTCGAACTTAACTCTTTCCATGTAAGACAGGCCGTCAATGTTGGTTAGCAAGAACCAAGCATACGATGACGTCAAGAAGTCGTTGGTCATGAAACCTTCCGGCAATCCGCCGGCTGTCATCATGATTGCATTGACGTCATTGTCTGACGTTCCTGGGCGGAGCTCCGTCTTTGTGAGACGGATTGCTACAGGCTCAAGCTGAGCAGGAACAACCAAGCGGCGACCGCGGGCGAAGATCTTCAGGCCAGCCTGGTCTTTGAAGTTTGTTCTGATAGCAATCATGCCGTTCAGAAGCGTGGCTTCGTTAAGATCAACCTGAACCGTAGGCGTATTCGCTACAGTAGCGCCATCGATTGGATGCGCCGTGGAGCAAAGAGCGACACCGTCACCGCCGACAGACGCGTTATACGTCGTCGCCGTGTTAAGCACGTTCGCGCCGTAGATCTCTTTGGTCTGGTGGAAGCTTTCCATCAAGCCAAGGTTCGAAGGCATGAACTGTGATTTATACAGGTTGTCGTCGATTGCTTTGCGCGTGATCGCATAGCCGAGAGCAATTTCAGTGTGCTCTTGGTTATAGATGTAACGCTCACCAGCTGAGTTGTCGAAAGCGGTCTGGCCACCTTCAGTCTTCAGCTGTGCAAGACCCAAGAAGCGCATTTCCGCAGTGCGCTCAAGCGCCATTTTGGAATCATGCTTCGTGAAGATCTTATCGTATTGAGATGGGATCATCTCATACTTACCCTCAATCCCCCGGAGGCCCGGAAGGAGGAGGTCTTTAATGGCAGAGAGATTAACAGCCATTGGTCCTTACTCCTTGTTAGACGCCTTGGAAGTTGCGGGTGTAGACGTTGTTGAACATGACGATGGCATTGTCATATGCCTGTCCGTTCGACAGCGTGCCTTGAGCCCCAGGCGGATCGTTGATTAATGCAACAATCTTAAATGGGTAGTTAGCAAGCGTGCCAGTCTGCAACGTGGAGGTATCTAGATAAGCGCCAGAAATACCATTTGAAGTATTGCCCGTGCCGATTAAGAACCCGATTGTTGCGTTCACGTCAGCAAGAGCAATGCCCGTGCTGTCGGACTGAACAACGAACTTAGCGTTAGGGTCGTTTACGATGTAGGCGTAGATCGAACCAGAAACTGGATCGGTGCCGCCCGGATAGTAGTTCGACCAAACAGTTCTTTTTTGAACCGTTGAAAGATATTTACAGCCAACAAATACGCCAGCGACGCCGAGAGCAGCTGGTGTGCTGGTGCTGGCAGACTGAGTAACCGTGCCATCGCTGACGGCTGTTACTGGGTCGCCAAAAAAGATATTGGTAGAGTTGTATGCGATAGGATACTGAACTTGCTCGTAAGTAGGAGCAGATCCGTTTCCCGCATATTGTCTAAAACCGAAAGGCGCACTTGTATTCGCCATGACGGGTTCTCCTTATTCAGGAGTTCCTTCATCGCGCGCCGGGGCGATTATACGGAACAGAAAAAGTTAACGCCTCGCGCCGGGGAGGCCCAGGCCATCAGTGTGGCTTGCCTTCATTATCGCATATTTGCAAACTAAAAGTAAAGGGGCCGCACGAGGCGACCCCCTGGACTAGCTTACTGCCAGAGAACTTACTTCTCAGGGACCGGCATAGCCTCGTATGACTTCTTGATTTGAGGACGTGCTTGCGCGTGATCTCTCGTCATTGTGCCGTCAGGCGTGCCGGCAAGTTGGTTTTCCTTGTGCATGACCTGCATGCGCGCCTTCCTTTTATCTGCGTCGATACGCTCAAGGACAATCTCAGACGGGCATTCCATGAGGACCATGCCTTTTCTGGTAATTACTTTGTCTGTTGTGTTTTGAGGCATCATAGACGGATGACGAGACACTGGGACCGCCGTCCACCCAGAACGCGCTAAGTGAACCTGATAAGACGGGTCCTCAGCGCCGTATGTCGTGAAGCGTTTCCACTCATACGTCCAGCCATCTGGAATAATGTCCTGAGGAACGTAGAAGTCATCAGTGCCGTCGACGACTTCCTCTAAGTGGTTGCGCAGTTCAGCCGCACGCTGCCTTGCTCTTTCTCTTGGGTCGTCTTCACGCATTGCGGGCCTCATTGGCGGCGCTTCATCAATAGGGGCTCCGGCTGCCGCTTTCGCAAACATGCCCTTCTTTACCGTAGGCGTATTCATAACAATCTCCATCAGTTTGCAATTTTGCCTTCTTTGCGAAGGTCAAGCATGTGTTTCGCGTATTCCTTGTCAGTCATGCCAAGCATTGACGCCATCTCCGCCTGGTCCTTAGTTAGACGGACGACATTTGATCGTTGAGGGCTACGTGATACGGGCGCAGGCGGTGGCTGCGGTGCGCGTCTAGGCGCAGGAGCCGCGGCTTCTGACATAACATCTTCTTCAACCTGCTTATTGAGCCCCAGGCGGCTTTCAATGAAGCTAAAATACTCGTCGCTGTCTGTCTTAAGCCCATCATCCACGGCGTCTTCGTGAGCGCGAAACATTTTGCGTATTTCACGCTCGCCAGACAGATGTTCTTTATTTTTTAGCAGCCAAGACGCTGATTTTGGCGATACCGTTTGAGCCATTTGCTCAATAATGTCGCCAGGGAGCTCTGTTTGACGTGGGGGTTGGCGCTTAGCGGCCTCTTCTTCCGCCTGCATCTGTTCTTTTAATGCTCTCTCGCCGCGTTTCAGCTCATTCATCTGATACGCATTGATTGACATGGCTTCTTGAAGCTCAGCGACCTTGTCGTAGTCGCCAACACTCATTGCTTCCTTATGCGCAGCCTTCAAGGCATCTGAACGCTCCTTAACAGTCTCAAGCGCATTCACGACGAGCTGATAATTTGCGTCTTTTGCGTTATCACGGGCGCGATCAGCGTGAAAGTTAGCCTCTCGTGCGCGCTTTTCTGCGTCTATGCGTGCCGCTTTCTCAGCTTCCAGGCGCTTTTTAAGCTCTTGGATGCCTTCTTGCGGCTCAATAATCGGCGCTTTTTCTATTTCAGGCTCTTTTGCAGCCTTTTCGTCGATTATTTCTATTTCAGGTTCGTCTTTTTTCGTCTCTTCAGGCTTATCAAGCTCTACTTCGACGTGATCTTGTTCGTCAGACATCAATTTTCTCCATTACCATGCTGTATCAGGTGACGGGATGCGCATTTTTACCTGCGTGTCAGATAAAACTCTGCACAAAACGCCATTTATTGTGATGCTCCATCCGTCAGATGGGCGATAAACAAGCCAGTCATGCAGATTAAAGCTTGTATTATTAAACCACTGACCACTTTCATCATTAAACGCAGCCGGGCCCATGCCAATGAGTAGGCCAACCTTGCCCTGGAACCTATCTTCGTCTGCATATTTATCAGTCAAATACAGTCCGCTTTTTGTTTTTGTCGGACGCACGTAGACGGCGCACAGTATCTGATTGTTAAACAGTTCAATTTTAGATAAATCGCCAATTTCATTTATTATTTTCTGTTTTGGATCCTCTGCGTGATCCATTACCAAGTTAGTCATTAACGTCCCCTTAGTGTTCGCGCGGTTTACCATCACATATGGCTGATGCCTCAGCCATTAAGTCGATCGCCGTGCGCAACCCGGCGACCTTTCCTGCAACGAACCTGTATTCGTTGAAGTCTTCTAGAAATCCAAGTGCAAGATTGTCCTTCATTCTCTCGACTTCAATTTCAATCAAACGCTCAAGCTCGTGAGCAAACATATGGCTACGCGTTAGTGTTCCCACAACCCACCCCCTTGGGCTCCCCTTATGATGTAAGAGGACTGGACGCCATAAGGGGGTGACGCCCAGTCCATGCGCAGTAATTACTTACCGCGACCCTTTTTCGCTTTAGCGATATCTTCTTTCTGCAACCGGCCTTCGCCTGACCCAGCTCCAGCCTCCATGTCCTTGTAAGACTTGGCTACCTTGCTGATGCGTCCGCCTGCCTTGCGACCAGGTGCTCCAGGCATTGGCATGCCGCCAGGACCGCCAGGGATAGGCATTGTCGGAGGTGCGGCAGGAGGAGCGCCAGCGCCAGGAGGCGCAACAGGAGGCATTGGCGGCACCATTGGCGGCTTCATAATGTCAGCGGGAGAGGACGCTGGCTTGTTAGGTGTTTCCTTGCCAATGTTGACTGAAATCAGCGTGACCTTCTTTGGCTCTTTTGTTTTAGATGCTGATTTTTTTTCGCCGCCAGCGGCGTCAAGGCTAAGAGACCCGCCGCCGTATTTATTGATGCGCTTTAGCGTTTCAGCTAAATGGGCGCGCTTGCCAAGCTTGCCGCCTTTTTTCTCTGCAGCCTCAAGCTTTTTTTCAGGGATCTTTTCGCCCTTTGGCACGCCAAGCTGCTTGTGAAGAGCGCCTGGCTTTTTAATAGCCTTCTGGATCCACTTACCGCCAGCTTCACCGCCATCTTTTTTGCCGGTCAGTGCGGTCTTCTTAACCATTTTCTTTACGAGTGAACGATCCTCACGCTCGTCGGGATGCATTCCCGTCTTGCCGCCCTTAGCGTGAGCCTTACGCTTCACCATGCCGCCGCGCTTGTCGCCCGTGCGTGCAGCGCTTTCTGCCGCTTCTGCTGGAGCCGGAAGGGCGTCGTTCTCTCGAAGAGCGCGGTCAAGAGCTCCTTTGTCTTCTTGGCTGTAGCGTGCAGTGCCCATTTTGCCGACTTGGCTCATGTCGCTGCCGGTCTTTGGCTTGCCAACCATTTTCTCAAGCCAACTGCCACCACCGCCTGCTTTTTTGACCATCCCGCCTTTTTTGTAGTGTTCAGCTTTTGAACGAACTGGCGTTGGGTCGATTGCGCCAAGCGCTTTCTTGTCCTTGATACCGCCGCCCGTGGCGTATTTAGCTTTGCCGCCATGCTTAAGAGCGCCGACGTGCTTTACGCCATCGCGCTTCTCGTTGGCTTCCTTTAAATTCTTGTTCATCATTGCGGTTGCAATTTCACCGCCCGTTGCGCGAGATGGCTTGTCAGCGCGCTTGCGTGCCTCTTGGCCAACAACCTTGCCACCCTTCTTATAGGTTCGGCGGGATACTGGACGCATGCCAGTCTTTGCTTCCGCATTCAGCGGAGGCGCGGGCGACCAGTCAGAGCTGTCGACCTTTTGGTCTTTCTCGCCTGCCAATCGGCGGGCTTTAGACTTCATGGCCTCACGGCCCTTTTTTGCCATCTCATACATTCAATTTCTCCGGCCAGATATTAAGCGGCGTCCCGCTTTCCGCTATGCGGAATGTTGGATACTACATCAAGTGCGTGATCAATAACAGAGCCGCCGTCTTTATACAGCGTCCCTTGCAGTAATAAATCACGCGCTGTTTCGGGTGATATTCTGTAATGCTTGGCGACATCGCCAATGTGCTGCGACAATAGCTCAAGCTTTGGTGCGCCAATTGCCGTGTCAACGCCAGTCGCCCCTGATCCTGTTCCCCACATAAGGGCTTGCGCGGGAACTGCTTCCATTTCCATTGGCTTGGCTACTTCTTCTCTAAACCAATTACCAACTGGTCTATACTCATTCATCTTCATTGATACTTCTGGATCAGCTGTGCGCCTGACGTCCGGCATGCCAACAACACGAGTGTAATGCGCGTCAGGAACAGGCAATTTTGTTTGGAAGCCAGTTTCTGGAACTCCTGAAGACTGAATGTAAAGCGGAACTTTTGGGCTTTCCATTTCTACTTTACCAGTCTGTATGTATTTACTTAATGGACCAGCTTGAGATGTAGAATGCGCCAAATGCCCCACCATTCTGTCTCTCATATATTGTGGCATGACGTCTAATGGAGCCGCGCTTGGCTTACCTCCACCGCGAACAAAATCATTAAATCTTCCTTGCAAGGCCATGTGATAAGCGCCAAGACCTCTATTTATTTCTGTTTTAACATTACTCGCCGGAGACATCATAGAGACAGATGTATTTAACAAATTATAGCGATTAACAGCCTCTTCTGGTCCGAACATTTGTTCAAGGCGGTTATAAACAGGATCCATGTAATACCAAGGCATCATGCCTTTTCGTAATCCTGGTTTCTCATATCCAGCTTCTAATATATTTCTAAGCCTTTCTGCATTTTCTGGAACCATAACAGCTTCAGACGCATAATTTATTCCGCGTGTTTTTGCAGGTGGCGGCGCTAAAACAGGCTCAACATTTCCGGGTCTGTGACCAGCAATATCATAGATGTCTTCTCTATTAACGCCCCAAAGACGCTTTAACATAGGGTCTTCTTTAGCGACGCGACCCTCTGCTTCTTCTGCCAAAAGGCGAGGGTTTTTATAAACATCAGGATATAATGGCGTCTCTCTTGCCATATTCCTAACCGTTGGTGTGCCTTCAGATGTGATAACTTTTGCGGATCTAATTGCTCTCTCAATTATGTCTGAAAGAGCTTTCCCGCCCGCACCATATCCGCGGCGTCTTTCTGCCAACGCCTGGCGTCCTGAAAACAATGGCGCGACTGAGTAGGTCCAAAGAGCCAAGCGGCGGAAGAAAGCTTCGTCGTCAGCGCGTGGGATAGCACCACCCGCTGCGTAGCCTCTCAGGCTCCTGATGTATTGGCCGACGTCCGCGCCTTCTTCTGGCGGCTTTGCCATTGTCCAGGCCGGCATGATGCCAGTCTTCTGGTCAGCGTAGATAGTGTCTGCGCCGCTTGCCGTGCGATTGCGCTCAGCCTCAGGGCCAAAGTTAACCCAGCTGTTTTGCCCGCGGGTTTCTGACGTCAATGCCGGGCGTGCCTCTGGCGAGAACATGCGGCTGTGCAGTTGATACGCACGCTCTTCACCCGGCGCACGGAAAGACGGATTGCCAGGGCCGTGATGGCCAAATAGATCATGCACGACACGGAAGGCGTCATTGATGACTGCGTCATCCTTATTGCCTATGCGTCCAGCGCCCTTTAGGAGGACGTTGGATGTGGGTGCCTCGCCTGAGCTGCCAAAACCGCTTTCCGTCGGGAAAACGAACATGCGGCCTCTATTGACAAGATCCTCGTAGCCTAGGGCCGGGCTGGCGGCATATGGGTCTGCCTCGCCTGGCTTCAGAAACCTGATGTCGAGGCCAAGGTCTTTAGCGGCGCGATACTGCTGCATTGTTTCGTCTGCCAGCGCCTCGTATGCGCGCTTGACTGCAGCATCTGTCGGGTCGTGACGCATGACGTCATACTCGCCTGCAACGCGACGCGCGAACTCTGGATTGAGTGCAGTGACGTCCGCGCCATGCTCAGGGCCCGCAAAGCGGCGCGCTATTTCCTCAATGCCAGGAATAGGACGGCTCTCTGCCTTGCCAATGCCTGGCAGATCTACGAGCGTCTGGAAGCCTTTGCGTGGGGCGTAGCCAGAGCCTGGCGGCATAAGCTTGCCAAGCAGCTTAGCGACTGCGCCGCCTTTGTCTTTGTGTGGGATCGGATTTTTTTGCAGCTCTCTGGCTAACTCAACAGCACGGTCTCGCTCTGCTTCCCATTTTGGATTTGCAACTTGATGCATTAAGTCACGCGCTGGGGCCCTAACAATAACTGGATAGTTCGGATCAAATGGATAGGCGTTTCTTCTTTCTGCCGCGGACATGCCCAGACGCTCTCCAGGCAGCCTGGCTGTGTATTCTCCTAATGACCTAAGATATTCTTGAAATGGATCTGGGGCAGTCTGTCTTGCAGTAACAATTTTATTTTGAGTGTCCCTCATGTCGTCGAAAAGACTTTCTATATCTTTCTTTACATAAGGCAACGGCTGAGGGCCAATGTCTATATTATGCTGCTTGGCAAACATAATTGCTGATACTGGATCGCTTAATTCTGGGTTTTGTTTCATTAGCGATCGGAGCGTAATAGCGCCTTGCATGGACCGCAATTTTTCCTCAAGCGGGATCATTATTGATTGATGAGCACGCTGAAAGTCTTCTGAGTTTTGACCGGGAGACATGCCTTCAACGCGCTGTATTCGATGCTGATGCTCGTGAAGTAAATTTTCCAGCAAGTCTCTTTCACTCAGTCGTATGTTAGAGCCAATCTTATCCCCTGTAGCATTGAAATATCCACGCTCTTTCTCTGGGTTTGTCCGTGGAAGATACGGAGTGAGCTTTGTTGAGTAGGAAGACGGATAAAGGTCAAACAAATCAGGGTGAGACAATACGTCTCCCAGAGATAGATTTGTATTACCAGCCCTGAACTTCTCAAGTCCTTCTGGAATTATTCTTGCGCCCTCATCCGACAGCTCGCTAACCATGTGACCAGATGGATCTGGCACCCATCCGTGTTCCTTGAAAACCTCATGAGGATTTCTGCCGTGTATGAGAGTAGCCGCCTCCGCCTCTCTCATTGCCTTTTGAATAGCGGGAGACATAAATGCTCTTTTGCTAAAGAAGCTTGCCTCTGCGTCTTCTGGCGTCATGCCTGCGGCTGCTGCTGCGCCTGCCGCTGCTGCCTTGCCTGGTGCGCCAAGGATCGCCTTGCCAACGCTCTGAGCTGCGCCTTTAGCGGCCTTCCACGGCACGCCAAGAGCTGACAGCGCAAGGTTAGCTACGTCTAGACCTGACGTTAGGTAATCGCCTTTGTTCACTGCCTCACGGAACTCCGGCGACGCAATGTCATGAACCGCATTCGCCATGTCGTATAGCGCTAATCCTTCACCTACGACTGGGATGTTATACGCGGCGAGATGGCCAAGACCTTTTGCGCCCTCCTGCCACGCCTTCACTGCCTCGCGATCGTATTGCGGCAGCTGTTGCTCATCTTTGTTTAGCTGGTGCTGAACGAACTCATGCGCGCTAGAAAATGGCCTGTCTCTATTTCTCTCCAGCGCGGCGCTGGCGGTCTTGTAGAGATTTTGATCGATTATCGGAGACACGTCGTAGGCCGACCGTGCTTGCACTTGCGGGTCGTCAGGGCCAAACGATACTTCGCCTGTCAGGCCGTCTTGTGGCTTTTCCGATAGATCGTCCATGATTACTGACCCTCAAACGGCGGTTCGTCTTCTTTGCTCTCAAGGACCTTCATCATGTTCGGGTCAATAACCTTCTTCATGATCTGAAGACCATTAGGCGTCTTCATCACGTCTTGCGCAAGCTTAACTGCCGCAATGCGTTCAGCGCTCTCGCGGTCTTTGCGACGGTTCCAATTGTCTAGCTGGTTCTCTTTGTCGTTCATCATTTCGGTGCGCATGTCCGACATGATGTCCATTTTCTTCATCTGCAGGTCAGCGTCTTTCTGCTTCAGCTCTGCCTGCTTTAGTTGCGCGTCAATCAGTTTGTTCGGGTCAAGCGGCACGCCTTGCTGTCCTTGGCCGTCTTTCGCAATGTTGGCTTGCGTCTCCGCAATCTTGGCTTGCGCAAGCATTTGCTTGGTGTTCGCGTCTTGCTGCTTAACCTTGATCTCTTCCATTGCAACCATAAGCTCTGGCGGCGGCGGTGGCGGAGGTTGAGGCGCGGCCATAAATTGCTCTGGATTGCTCCAGCCAATTGCCTTCATTGCGGCGCGGTCAATTGCAATAGCGTCAAACATCCCAGGGTTTGATTGCTGCAATTGTTTGAGCGCCATGACCTTCATCACGCGCTGCGTGTGTGACGCTGTATTCGGATCTGCCTGCGGCACTAGCTCGTAATTGTTGATCGCTTGAGAAAAGATCTGCTCGTTCCACTGAAGCGACGGTCCCTTTAACTTCTTCCAGAAACTGTCTGGATGCTCCCGAAAGCATCGAACCAAAAGCTGGAACTCGTCTGCCTGCGCCGAATGCATTCTCTTGTGGACAGCGTTTAATACTTTTGTTGCTTGATCGATGAGCGCCAGTGTCGTGCCTACAGGCGCATCCTGCCTGCCCTCGCCAACATTCAGTTCGCTTGTGCCGCCAACCCTCTGGCCAGTCTCGACAACATTTTGAACTAAATTCATCAGCGCTTGGCCCGGCTCCTTGTAAGGAAGCGGCATGATCGCTTGACTGATTGGCAGTCCGCCCGTCTTCACTAATGCTCCGCCGCCCGGAGGGACGCGGAATATGTTGGTGTTTTGTCTCGCGCCCGTGTCGGCCATTAAGAAGCCGGGGAAGTTGGCATACATACCTGCGTCGAGCATCTCTCGCCATGCGGCGGTTACGGCGTTAGTCGTATTGCCAAGAATGTGCAAGAGACCAATGTCATAAAAACCCAAGCCTGGAACAAATGTGAACTTGACGAAGTTGCTGCGCGCTTCAGGCAGCTCGTTGCCTTCTTCACCGTTTGGCTCATCGTAGTTCCTTACAATCGAAAGGATCTGTCTGGTCGACACATCGATTGTAACACGATAAGGGATCTCAAGTCCTGTAATCTTTCCTTTATATTTATGCTCAAAACCAGGAATATCTAGCTCGCAATAGATCTCGTAGATCTCTCTGTCGCGATCGTCTGGATTTGCTGCCTCAACAGATATGCCTTGCTGGTCTGCTTTCTCACGCTGCACGGCGTCTTTCTGCTCCATGCGCGGCGTGGACAAGTCAATGTCGCGATAAACGCCAAGGATCTGCAAACGCTTTACTGTTGATGATCGCATGTAGACGCGGTGCGTGATGCGCTTTGCGTCTTCTAATGTTGTCGCGGCGTTATTGACGATCAGGTCGTCAGCGTCGACCGTCTCGCTGACTGGACGTCCGCGCAACGGACAGAAGTAAACTTTCTTAAATGCCGTGCCGCCAAAGCCTAGCATGAACAGCATGCGGTCAGTATCTGGGTAATACTCTTTGGCAACCGCGGTCAGGTAATGATTAAGATCCTTCTCTAATGCGTCTGCCAAGCTGTCTTCTTGAATTGACGTATTGACGCTGTCAACGCGGACCTTGACCGGCCCGTCTGTCGGCAGCATCTCGCTGCGGCTGTTGGCCTGGAAGCGCAGCACTGCCTCAAGCAGTAGCGGGTGACGCACGCGGCTCATGCCGTCGACCGGAGCTCCGTCTGCCGCGCCTTGCAATTGCGGGACCTCTATCTTAAGGCCAAGAAGCTTGATGCCTTGCGCCCGGTCTTCAATCCAGTCCTGCCGGCTGTCCATGTCGTCCTGGACGCCACGAAGCAGCTCGTCGGCGATTGTGCCAAGAGATCCGTCGTCGATGTCGTCGACCAGGTTCTCAAACCATTCGCGGGCACGCTCTGCCTCTGACACCTCTTCGACCGCCCGCCCATCCAGCGATATGCTGACAGAGCCGTCTTCGTGCTCAATGCGGATGACATTGCCCTTGTCGTCTAGCTGACGGTCTGGCTTGCCTTCTTCAATCTCAACGAGGATGTCTTCTGCGGCACCAAGGCCCGCCTGGGGCTCCTCCTGCGGCATGCGGATATTCGGATTAAGCCCCGGTGTCATAGGCATGATTAATCGCCTTGCTTCTCTACAAGCTTCCCAATCTCTTCAACGAAACGGTCAAGCCCCTCACGAGCCGCCAGATTATCAGATTTTGCGGCAATCTCATAGACGCGCACATAGTCGTGGGGTTCTTTGCCCCAAACCTCTACGCGAAACCTACTAAGTTCTTTTGATGCTGGCGCTGCCTTATGCAGCACGTCCACAATGGCGTTTGCTAAGATCATGTTTATCTCTTTGCTATACTGGATAGAGCGGCTCCGGCGCAGAGCCAACATGCACTCTACTGTTGTCGACCTCCGCTGTCCATTCAACGCCACGCACGAGGAGCCCGATGTCGCGCAGATGCCGCAACGCCATGCTAGTCGTGTCGACAAGATCGTCATGCCGGCCTTTAGGAAACACGGCGACCTGGTCGATCACCATTTGCGCGAACTCTCTGTCTGGCGCGTAGATCAACCCATCAGAAAACAAATGCTGCACGCTGTAGAGACGCGCTAGTTTGTCCTGCCCCTTAGGATCCATTAGCTGGACACCGAAATCGTCGTAACCATAAACGCGTCGCAGCTCTTGCGCAACGCTATACCCGCTTGCCTTGTTCTCGACCAGAAGCTTGTCGACACGCCAGTCAGTCATTGTCTCGCGGACTTTCTCAACGAGCTCGTGGAGCTCCAGGCGTTCAGCCCAGGCGTAGATCAGCATACACTTTGGGTGCTCTTGCTTATACGTGCGCTCTAATGCCGCCATCATGCCGTCAGGCGTGTAGGTCCGCGTGACTTGCGCAGTTTGATCGCCACCCGTCCATATGCCCCAAACCGTCATGGCGGACGGGTCGTTCTCTGTCTTAGTCGTGTATGCCCCGTCCACTGCGGCAACAATGTAATCAAATGGCGGATATGTCGGCTTGTCCCACATCTGCCACCACTCAGTCAGGATGACGCCACCGCCACGTGGCTGTGGTGCCTGGGCAAACTGACCCGCGGTGGCCCACTTTCCCATGATCTCTTCGTCGCGCTCGACGACGTCTATCGGGAAGCGGGCGGGAAATAAAAGCTCACCTGGCCGTGACCGCGGGTCTTCCATGCCAAGCATCGTCGGCATGGCGCGCGACGGGTCGTAGCGCATGGGCAGCATAATGTGATCGTATGGCAGGCCACGCTCAATGATTGTGCCGCTGACGTCGTCCTCTGCCAGGCGCTGCATGATCACTATGATGGCGGATCGCTTTGGCGACACGAGACGCGTGGGCACCGCCTCGCAGAACCACGTGTTGACCGTGTCTTTGACTTGCTGAGACATGGCGTCAGAGACAGACAGCGGGTCGTCGATGATCACGCGGTCGGCACGAGCGCCAGTGATTGAGTTCGACGCTGAGCATTGTCTGAAGCCAAGGGCTGTATTCTCGTATTTGGTTTTTTGATTTTGATCACGCGTGAGCTCGACGTGAGGCCAGCGGTCTTTATACCAAGGATCCTCAATAAGCCGGCGCATACGCAGGCCGTCGCGCACTGCAAGCTCTTGGTTGTGGCTGGCGCAAATATAACGCAAGTGAGGCATGTTGCACGGACCCCACTCCCAGGCGGGCCAGAACACGTTAACGAGTAAGCTCTTCATCGTGCCTGGCGGAATGTTAATCAGCAGGCGGTTGTAGAGCGATCCGTCGTCCAGCTCTTCTTCGTTTGTGATTGCCTCTAAGTGAGCGGCCAAGAAGTCTATGTGCCAAGAGTGAACGTATTCAGCTCCAGGCTCGACCAGGTGCCACGACAGACGGATGAAGTTAACAAGGTCCTTGCAGTCTTCGCGGTCAAGCTCAATCAGCTGCTTGTCAATGTCGAGCGGGAGAACATCGTCAGTCATTTCACACTAAGATAAGTTCGCCTATCAAGGCTGCCAATATCCCCGCGGATGAATGTATTAAAGGCTAAGCTCACGCGCGTGAAATTGCGAGCATTGTCGGTCATGGCCACAAAATGCTTGAGGTTAGAATTGAAGATGAACAGTGAGCCTTCTTCTATAGGCAGCCACCACTCTTCAGCATTGTATTCGTTAAACTCCTTTGGGTGGATGGCAAACTGATTTGCGATACCGTCTTTAAAGAAGATGCTGTCCACGCCCTTCTCCGCCTTGAAATATATAACGCCAGACAAAATGCTGTTTGGGTGAGAATGCTCGTGATGAAAGCGACCTGGCTGCGTGTAGTTAAACCATGACTGCGTCACGTATGGCTTTGCGTTCGTTTCGCATTTCAATATGCGCTTGAAGAATTGATCGACGTAATACTGCACGAACTCGTGGATCTTGCTCATTGAAGGGTCGTGCAAAACATCAGATCTTTTGCTTGTGGCGTTCCCGATATTAGGCTGCGCTTCCTTGGCGCATTCTTCCATGAAGCCTATTTCTTCTTTCGTGAATAAACGCGGGAGATGCGCAATTAGAACAGGCTTTGGGAAAAGACCGACGACGCGAGCATTTCTATCATCAAGCATGTCAGTTTACCTTAAAGCTATCGATCTCGCCTTCGTCGCCTAACCATCCCGCGGGGAATGTATTGAAGCCAATGTAAAGACTGCTCTCGCCGGCTATTGATCTGTATGGAATGCGTGAGGGGAATAGCAGCAAGTATCCATCACCGACTTCTACGTCGCATATGTCCATATTTAATTCATTCGGCGCGTATGTCGGAATGTATAAGCCATCACGCTTTTGGCCTGAATGAAATTGCAATATAGCTCCGAGCTCTGTGCGCAAATAAAATATGCCAGAGATAAAACTATTAACTCTGAACATTGTGTGATCGTCATTACCGTGACGCGCCCACGACGTCGAAAGCTTTAAGCTTACGTCATTGCGCGGCTTCAGAACATTCTTGACGTATAACGCAATCTGCTCTTCGACGAACGATCTGATGCCGCTTAGCTGATCGCTATCAAGGATATTGCACTCCCTATATTTTGCTGTATCAACCGCTGATACTTCTTGCGGTTCGACATCACGCTGCATGCATGACGCGACGACGTGTTGCGGAAATAGCTTATACAAGCGTGCCCCCTCAAATATATCCATTTCAATGTCCCGGACCACTAACCCAAAATGTATTACCAGTTCTGTCTGCAGACTGCATTATCTGATTTACGTTATAACTAATAGCATTAAACGCGTTTTGCGCGTGTTCTTCATTGGATAAGTGATTGCACAAGATGTAAGAGATCACGCTGCTCAAGACCGCGAGCTCATCGTCGCTTGGGCCAATGCGCTCTTCGAGCATAGCAATGATATCGACCGTTGTTTCTGCCAACATCATTGTGCGCTCGTTTTCAGTCATCACTTCGCCTCTTTAGCGGCAATCAAAATTTCTCTTAATGCATTGCGCTGCTCAGGCGTCAGCGTCTTTGCGTCAAGGACATGAGACTGCACTTGCACTGGTCCGCCATTAGCGCCAGTGACCGCTGTCTCTTTGCGTTCAGTGTAATCTTCGCGGAAACGCGCTTGTGCGGATTTGATCCAAAGATTTGCGTTAAACTCGCGAGACCTTAAATTTTCGCGCGCCTGATCTTCCCACCATTGCTGTTCTAAAACCTTTGCGCGTGTTAAAGCTGTGGAAAATTCTTCGTGGGCGGCGGCCCAATCATACAGCGTCGCTCTATCAATTTCAAAAGTAGCCGCATAGCTTGCCCAGCCTTTTCCTTGCTTGGCCATTTCAATAACAGCCTCGCAATACTCAGGCTTATACTTGCTTGGCCTTCCGACTGGCCGCTTCTGCTTTACTTCCTTACCCATAACTCAACCCACAATATGATGACCAGGACATGATATCACATCCTGGCCTGTTTGTCAGAACTGCTCTTCTGCGTAACCATCAGGCTTATTTATTTTAGATATAGCCTTTACCGCGGCTTCTCCCAAGGGGGTGCCCGCCAACATCCCCAAAGCGTCCATGTAAGACGCGAGAACAGCCTGCTCTTCAGCCCTTTTCTTAGCGTCTTGCTTGCGAAGAGATACAAGCTTCTTGATGATCTTAGGATCAAAGCCATTTCCTTTTGCTTCACTGTAAACCTCTTTGATGTCCTCAGCGATTATTGTCTTCTCATCTTCAAGCTTTTCGATACGCTCAACAAGAGCCTTCAGCTGATTGTTTGTCACTTATGCCTCCATTTCGATACGAATACATTCAGGCGCTTGCACCATCAATACGACTGCCGGCCATGTCAAGCACTAATATTTTTTTGCAATGTCAGAAAAAAGCCTATTGACAGTAGAAGTAACTTCCTGTAGCTTCTGATTATTGAGATTGATATGGAGATACTGAAATGTGGAAACAAAACCCAGACCTGATGGCCCGCCTGACATCAGCGCAAAACCACGAAGCTAACATCAATCAGGACATCATGACATTTGTCGCTTTTTTCAACACTCGCGAAGAGCTTCTCCGTCATGTTGAGCATTACGAAGACCGTGCCGCTAATTATGTTGCTCCCAAGCGTCGGAGGCGGGCTGCATAAGCCCGCTACTTTTTACTCGCTTATATTGATATGGAGATGAATGATGAAGCTGTTAGTTGAGACTGAACTATTTGACAATGACCCATCAGCGACCTGGGATTACTTAAACAACGAGGGCCGTTTACTGCGCGGCGCTTGGTTTAGCTATCACTTGGATTGCTGGTGCGCTGAAATTGACGAAAGAGGCGCTGTTACAAAAAGCCCACTTGAATATTGATATGGAGATGAAAATGGAACTCGATCTTAAACTCGTTAAAGCTGCCGCTATATGTGCCTCAAAGGAGGAGACGCGCTACTACCTTAAAGGAGTAGCCATCCAGGCTTCTGCCAAGGGCGTGTTTATTGTGGCCACAGATGGCCACCGTCTTTTAGCGCTGCGTCAGCTGCAGCCATACGACGGAGAGTCGTTCAATATCATTATACCCTTGGATATCATTGCCAAGATCAAGCTGAACAAGAAAGATCCCTTGGCGACGCTAAAGCCAGGAGATGAGTTATTCAACCAATGGTCTATAACTCACGACGGCTCTACCATCACATTTAATGTGGTTGACGGCACCTTCCCTGACTGGCAGCGCATTATCCCGAAAGAAGTCGACGGCAAGACCGCCCAATTCAATATGACCTACCTGGGTGACTTCGCTAAAGTGGCCAAGGCGCTCACTGGCTCTGAGACGCATGTATCTATTGCCCACAATGGCGACGGCCCGGCGCTCTTGTCATTTGGTCAGGAGGTAGATGGCCTTGGTGTTTTGATGCCTTTGAGAAAAACAATTAAAGCTCAGGCTCCAAACTGGGTGACGGCATGAAGCTTATAACCTTTATGAGAATGCTCGTGGACTATGAGAAGATTGGCTACGAGATCACCAGCAACAGAGAAGTCATTGTCGTTTACGGAGAGAAGGGGAAGCTGGTGATCCCCTTCGCTGACATCTACAGCTGGAAAACAGGAGAGCTCAGGCGCAAAATCAGAGAACTTAAACCAAAGCAGAAATCAGACGGAGACCATTATGACGCAGGAGGAGAATATACTGACGGATCACCTGAAGGAAGTCAGGTGCAAGTCAATTGATTTGATACGCAAGGCGGCTAACGATCTGTGGTCTGACCCAGACAACCCAACACACTGCCGGCAGATACATGACTGCCTGCAGTCCTATATGGAAGCTCAATTACTGTTGAACCCTAACTTTTTTGGAGATTGATATGGCTATTCTAGATAACGGCACACTGACCTCCGTTGAGTATCAAAACAAGCTCGACAGCGAGGGATACCGCAACATTGTTGAGAGGGCAGACAGACTGAAGTGGGACACTGAATACCGCGAGGAATACAAGCGCAAGTCCATGTTCGCTCAAGCTAGGCGGCGGGCGGCTGAAAAGCCAGTCAGTCTGCCAAAATTAAATTGGCTAGATAAAAATAAAGATTGACAAGTAGAAGTAACTTCTATACCAATCAAAGGGCGCTACGGCGTCCTTTAGATTTTATGGAGATTGACATGGCCTTTATCCCTTCACCACAACAAGCTGCCTTCCTAGACTGGGTTGAGACCGGCAAGGGCTCTTGCGTTCTTGAGGCTGTCGCTGGCGCTGGCAAGACCACCACGCTGATTGAGGCTGTCGAGCGCACTGACAAGCCAGTCGCTATTCTTGCCTACAACCGCAAAATTGCTGACGAGATCAAGGGCAAGCTCAAGGCGCGCAAGATTGACTGGCAGAAGGCCAATGCCAATACGGTTCACGGCTTTGGCCTTGGCGCATACAAAAAATCATTCCCAGGCGTCCGCGTCGACGGTAACAAGGTCACAGACATCCTGGTGTCTATGGGCAAGTCAGCTCACCCAGAGCATGCCGTCCGCTTGTTTTCTTCAATCGTGGCTAACCTTGTGTCTCTGGCTAAGCAGCGCGCCCTGGGTGTTTTTGGCGCTATTGACGACACCTCCCAGTGGTATGAGATTGTCGAGCACTTCGACATCCTGGCCAATGAAAAGACCGACAAGGCTGAGAAGCGCTTAGGCGATATTGTTGCCACGGCCATTGAGGTCCTAAAGAAGTCTAACAGCACCACGTCGGTCGTTGACTTCGACGACATGGTCTACCTGCCTGTTTTCCTGAAGCTGCGTTTCTGGACGTATCCCTGGGTGTTTGTTGACGAAGCCCAGGACACGAACCCAGCGCGTCGCGCTTTGGTTAAGGCTTTGCTTGCGCCAGGCGGTCGGGTTGTGGCCGTTGGCGATCGTCGTCAGGCGATCTACGGCTTCACTGGCGCTGACGCTGACGCTCTTGACTTGATCAAGGAAGACTTCAATGCGGTCGACATGCCGCTCACAGTGACCTACCGATGCCCTAAGGAAGTGGTCAGGGTGGCTCACCAGTGGGTTAATCACATTGAGGCCCACGACAGCGCCCCTGAAGGCTCCTACAGTGTTATTGACCGCGCTGACATCTTTGGACGCAATGACCTGGATGGCTCCGCGGCTATTTTGTGCCGCAACACCAAGCCTCTTGTCTCTTTGGCCTTCGAGCTCATCCGCGCCCGTGTCGCCTGCAAGGTAGAAGGCAGAGACATTGGCAAGGGCCTGATCAACCTGGCCACCAAGTGGAAGACAGCCAAGACGCTGCACGGCCTTGAGACACGCGTCACCAATTGGTCGGAGGCTCAGATCGTCCGCGCTAAGGCCAAGGGCAATGGCGCACTGGCTCAGCAGATCAAGGACCAGGCTGACACGATCATGGTTATCACTGGCGAATGCCGCAGGGCTGGCAACGACAGCATTGAGGCAGTGGTGGACAGCATCCAGTCTTTGTTCGAGGACAATGTCAGCAACATGCTGACGCTCAGCACCATCCACAAGGCAAAGGGCCGCGAGTGGGAGACGGTTTACTGGCTTGACCGTGAAGGAACACTGCCTAGCCCCTACGCTACGCAAAAGTGGCAGCAGGACCAGGAAGACAATCTTTGCTACGTGGCGGCAACAAGAGCCAAGTCTTCACTTATCGAAGTCATGGTCCCCCAATAAGGGGGCCAAAATATTTTTAAAAAAACGCACTAAGTGTATTGACATAGGAAGTAACTTCCTCTACCTTCAAATCATCGAAACACACATTGTATGGAGATTGATATGACAAACCTCAACATCCTCGCTGACCGTTACGCTCAAGCCAAGGTTATCGCTGACAAGGCGGCCAAAGACCTGGAGAAGATCAAGGAAGAGATCTACGCGCTTGTTAACCAGGACCCATCCCTCGACGCTATTGTTGGCCTGCACTTCACAGTCAACATCACCAAGGCTCCACGCTCCAGCGTCAGCGCTACGTTGGTCAAGGAGCTGCTCAGCCCTGAGGACGTCGCGCTGGTCACTGAGACCAAAGTCATTACCACCCTGCGCGTCAAGGCGTCTTTAGCCGACGCGGCATAAGGTCGAAACGGGGTCCGCCCCGTCTGTCCGTCACGCGGGCACTGATGAGACCAATGGAGATTGACATGCGCGTATATCCAGAATTTCGCCTGCAGCTCATGTATAACAACAAATGGCTTGTCATTACTCACGCCTGGGACGTCAAGTCCATTGCGTTCCAGATGGAAGTATACAGAAAAAATAACCAGATCTTTAGAGTGCAGCGTTTAGTCAATGGTCAGTATAAATAATGGAGATTGATATGTCAGACAATAAATACAATGGCTGGACAAATTACGCGACGTGGCGCGTTAACCTTGAGCTGTTCGACAGCTTTGACCCTTACGAAATACTTGGGCGCTCATTAGATGATGACGCTTACAATATTGGGTTGTGCCTAAAAGAATACGCTGAAGAAACCATTTTATCCCAATGCGGTGACGGAGGACTGAACCAACAAAATTTAGCAGCTGAATACGCCTTGGCATTTATTAACCAGGTTAATTGGACAGAAATAGCTGAGCACAAAATTGACGAATATTCCGACAGAGACTGATGGAGATTGACATGACAAATATAGATACAAGTGACGTAGACGTATTGGTTCACGCTGAGGGCTTTGCGACCATTTGGATGTTCGAACCAGTGTCAGACGCAGCCAAAGAGTTCTTTGAGAATGAGATAGAAGTAGATGAGTGGGCGCATATGAGAAACGGAATTGCAGTCGACCACCGACCTGCACGAGATCTTGCTTTGCATCTTTACTACCAAGGCTTCAAGATCCTTAACCCACGCTACGGATTTTTTGTCGGAGACAACTGATGTGCGAGACGCTTGCCACAATTGTAGTAGCGTTATCGTTCTTAGTGGGCGGTGTATTAAGCGCCGCCCTGGTTGTCTGGTTCATGACTAAATACGGAGACTGATATGTGCAGCGTGTCGCTAGAACCTTGCTGGGAGGTTAACCCAAATCTTTGGAAAGAGTTTTGCAAGCTTACGCGTCGTGATCCGACCTACACTTCCCCCAATTGGACAGAGCTTGACGTCCACAACTATCTACAGGCAAAGCGGGAGGGACACGAACAAGCAAAACCAGGAGTGAGAAGGCTATGTCCCCTCTAGAGCTCAAACAAGCAATGGCGGCCCAAGGTCTGTCAAATAATGACTTGGCTACCATTACAGGCAAGACACCGCGTCAGGTTACTTCCTGGCTTTCCGCGACGCACCCAGTGCCACGCCTTGTGGCTATTGTCATGCACGGCTTGAGGGAGGGAGCAATTGACAGAGACTGGCTGCTTGAGGTGGTGTGCCACGAATTGAGACAAGAGGCTGACGCAACTGTTTAGGAGATTGATATGTCGCTAGAGAAACTACACAAAGAGAAAATGTATGTGCTTGGTCCGCTGGAAATAAGCCCTGGAAATTTTGCGGTAGGAGAAAGATCGTATATCGCGATCAAAGACAAGATGCCGTATTACAATGACATGAGGCAGAAATTTTATTTAAATGGCGATAAAGAGTTTGGCGACGCCATTGGCGAACTTGAGACGCGGGCACTAACGGCAGAAGACGCGCTAAAGCGTATGACGTCAGCAAAAAAATCAGCAGAAGCAAAAATAGAAACGCTTAACGATGAAATTAAAGAGCTCAAAGAAGAAATAGTTTTTTTAAAAAAGGAAAGAGAAAAGAAAAAGAAACAAGAAAAACAATTATAAAAAAAGGGCGGGGATTTCCCCGCCTTTTATTTTGGATCAGGCCCCTCCAGGAATTTAACCCTGGGTAATGACATTGGGATTTTTCGCCTGCTTGACGACGTTGTCGGCAGCATAGTCTCGTCTACCGGCGCATTAGCAACAAAGTGATTGCAGGCCAAAACTATTTTTGTCACCTTCTCAATTTTAAATGGCGTCTTTTCTTCTTCGTCAGAAGGGCACTTCATCCCCATACTCCCAGTCTGGAAAGCCTTGTATGCCGTCGATCGGCACACTGACGTCTATTACTCCATCCTCAGTTTTACGCAAAGATGGCTGCAGGGGGTCTATTATCCGTGACCTGGCCTCAACTGCCGCCCCCGGAAATGACTGGCGTATCTGCAGCAAGTCGTGGTCCATGCTGATGTGATGTGCAATGTCTTTGAGCGTCATGACGACAACATTCCTGCCGTCAACAGTCTTCGTGACTTTAGGAATAGCCTCCTCGTTCTTCACAATGACCAATACAGTGCCTTCCATTACTCCGTGGGGGATAGTAGCCTCCCACGTCTCATCGTCTACTGGTGACGCTCCTACGGCCTTTGCGGCACTATCCAGCGCACGGTATGCTTTCACCATGCGGCCAGCTTCTCGCTTGACGTCTTCCAGCTGACCCTCCCAGCGGGCCTGAGCCGTCAGGTATCTCTGACGGTCAAACCTTTCCGCGAGCTCCTTATTGACCAGGAGCCTCAGACGCCCGCGGCCCCAATACCGCTCCATCTCCTCGCCAAGGTGATCTGCCTCGTCAAGCGCTTCCTTGCCGGCGAGGTAGCAGCCCTCAGTGCATTGCCACGGCGGTGGCGTGTAGGCAGAGACGGGGACGCCTCTGTCTGCCTTAGTTGGGGGTGTTTTGCTCTTCCGTAAACGCGAAGCCATTTCTTATCTCCTCATATATCAAATCAGACATCAATTTGTGCTGCTCAAACCAAAACTCTTTTGTGTCATATAATGCCGCAATAAGATCTGCGGCCTCATCCATCAATTCTCTTGTAGGCTCCTCGTATACCATACGGCTAAGAAACGCCTTTATTGCAATTCCTCTGTGATCTGTATCAGACATTGTATCTTGTCACCTTTGCGTCCCAGCGTGATGTTGTAATGAGCTTTGTTCTGTCTGTCGCGTCTTGCGTGATGAATTGCGTGGCGATTGGGCCAATGCCTAACGCCATCCAGTATCTCGCGCCTGTTGCTGGCTTGCCGTTCCACGATTGCAGGTAAGAGAAGACAATAACGTCATCGTAATGCACGCCTTGCACAATCATTGACGTCTGCTCTTCAAACGCAACAATCTGTTCTCCTGACCCAAACGCCGGCGGCCAACACATCAATGGATTAAACTGCGGCTTACTCTCGTATAGCGAGGGTATCCCCTGAAACTCTCCCCATCCAATTGGCGGCAGCATGACAACCTTCTTGTCTCCCGGATAGTCGTCACGCCACTCATTTATCCCTGACCCAACATTATACCGGTAATACCACTTGTTAAGCCAAACGCCGTCTCTGTCGTAATTATTGTAAAGCATACTGTCGCTGCCAGTGTCATACGAAAACACTGACGTAAATGGCGCTCCGTCTGGAGACGTATAATCAAACCGTCTTAGCTCATGCGTCTTAAACAACGGCCAGTATGCCGGGACAAATATTGGATTGCTCATTTGATTGCCTTTTGTAAGCTTCGTGCGTCATATTATGGAAATGTGTAGCCTATCTAAGTATTTTTCTCTTCCGTCATTTCTTTATTCCCCTCACGGCATGCTTCAATTTTTTAATCTTCTTGCGTAATTTCTTAATCTCCTCCGCCAGTAAAGCGATAGGATCTTCCTTCGTTTCTGACATCGACATCAACCCTCAATTTCTTCTAACCACTCGTCATATTCTTCAGGCGACATAAAATAATTAAGGATTACACCTGCCGCTTCCATTACTTTTTCGTCGCCTGTTTCCGAAATAAAATTTTTGCAAATACGATACGTGTCTTTCATTTCTTGAATTATAATTGCGTCCAGCTGTTCTACCGTCATCTCAATCAAATAAGATTTTGTTGCCGGCGGCCTCTCGACAAGAAGCTCAAAGTCCTCTTCCTTCTCGCCTTCGTCAGTAACTTCGTCTACGTCGAACTCTTCGCAGTTTGCCTCTTGCGCCTCTATGGCGGCGTTGAGGATCTTCCTAAAGTCTTCGCGGCATTTCAGGCGATTGCCCCAAGACAGGCGGGGATACGATCCCTCACCCATTGCCATTACCGCCGCGTCAAGCGCCTTGTCTGTCCAGTCAATCATAGTTTTTTCCCCTTCCAATGCATTTGAAAGATTAGCCCGACAACCAATACCCAAATCACCACTAATGCTATCGCAAAGCCAACGGCGTCAAACAGCCTTTTCAATATCGCCATCAGTCCCACCCATTAAGCAAACCGTCCGCAAGGTAGGCGACGAATGCTGCGATAATAATACAAATCGCGTATCCCATAACATCTTCGCCGGTCATTACCACCTCCCCTTGACTAAGAACCCCCAGACGATGCCGGCGATAAGCCAAGACACAAAAAAGAACGACACTAACCCGCATTCAGCCGTGCTCATTGATATCCTCCTTGATCTTGTCTAGCACCCACGCCGATACCTCAGGCCAGTGCTCTGACAGCTTCCACCAATACAAGTTCCTGGCCACGCGCCCTTGCGCCGTGTTGTATCCAATCTGATACACCCGCATGCGGGGCGTCCCATTACCCTTCGGCCTGTCCGTCCTCGCGTCCAACACGCGTAAGCTTAGCCAGCCGTCCCTCGACCACGCCGTCAGCTCGCTCAACTCCCAACCGTCACGTTCGCCGATGAGCCTCTCGTCCGACCTAATCTTATACGACCGATTGCCAATCGTCCGACGTCCAACCGTCTGAACTCCCGCCGGCCCATTGTCCGTTTTGCCCATCACCCAATGATCCTTCCTACTAAGTCCATTTTTGTCAACCACCCTGTGTGTCGGCGAGCGGGCGCGCGACCCTGAGGGAGCGCCCCGCGAGGCCATATAACACTAATGTGTTATATGCCTCACTTCCGCAAATTACTTCCGCAAGTTAAGTCTTTGATTTTAAAGGCGTTGCGTAAGTGTGCGGAGATGATTGCGGAAGTAATTTGCGGAAGTGAGTATTTCATTTGTTTTCAGTGCCTTATTTGCGGAGATGATTTTTGTCTCGTTAATTTGCGGAGATGACTTTTGGTCACTTCCGCAATTACCGGTCATATTTTTTACGCTTAAAGTCGGGCAGCCAATTGTCACCAAGCTTGTAGCTCGTGGCCTTAGAGTTGCTATTGTAGTCCTCCGCCAGGATGTGCCGCGCATACCAGTCCTCAATAATTTCTTCCGCGTCTCTGTGGTCGATTTTGAATAGTGAGTGCATGTTCTTCCTAAAGTCTCGTGACGTGTTCTTTGAGGCCGACCAGCCACGCCCGCTCTCGAAGTCGTCTTGGAGGGCATTCAGAATGTTGAAGCATAGGACGGCGTCCCTCTTCTTTCCGCCAACAAAGATGCGGCCCGTGTCTTGGGTATTGCCAAAGTCAGTATGAGAGCGAACCGGTTCATTATCTTTTTTTGTCTCCATCTCGAACATGCGTTTGACCGTCAGTGACGCGTTTCCTGAGATCAATGGCGTCAAGTGAATGCCAAAGTCCCACGTCCATCCGTCAGGCGCAGACTTGATTTTCCTGGCCATCATCTGGCCTTCCATTGCGCCTTCCTCACGCACAATCAGGAAGGACCCGTCGGCGGCACCGTCAAATACCGTTGAGCCTCTCATATTTGCCCCCTGACGGCCCGTGTGATGAACGCCAAGGGTGCAGCAGCCGAACTTGGCTTTGATGCGGTCGCACGCCCGGATAAAAAGCGTCATGTCCTTCTGCAGGTTCTCGTCTGCGCCAGGCAGGACACGAGAGACAGTGTCGATGACGATAAGGACCGGCACCTCTCCTTCCATCTCCTGTATAGTCTTGTCGATTGTGCGTATGAGCTTGTCGATGTCCTCCTCATTCATGAAGTTCATGCTCTCATCAAGCAGGCGAAAGGGAAGAGGAGGCGCGCTGAGCCCTTTGTCTTCCGACCACGCCTTGATGCGGAATTTCATGTCGGTGACGCCTTCAGAGCTGATGTATAGGACCGGCCCAGACCGCTCTATGGGCTTCTCCCACCAGTCAGGAAGGCCGGCAGCAATGGAGAGCGCCATATCCAGCACGATAAATGTTTTGCAGCATCCGGGAGCTCCGTAGACGAAGCAAAGGCCATTCTCGATTAAGAGATCCTTGATCAAGTAACGTGGATCAGGGAGGTCATATATCTCCTGGATGGTCAGCGTCCTGAAGACGCTGGGGTCTCTCATCAGGGTGGATATTTGCTCAGGCTTAAGATTAAACTCTTCCTCGTCGGGATTAACGCTGTCTGTTGCGTCTTGTCTGTGCTCAAGCCTCTCATGCTTTGGGGGAGGGCCGGCCTCCGCGTATTGCTTGATCTTCGTGTCCCACTTACGCAGGGCGTCGTGCATCTTCTCCGTGAAGAGCGTAAGGCCGCGGCCCTCGCGCTCAAGCAAGTCATGCTTTTGCGCAATGGGGTCATCAATGCGCGTCTTAACCAGAGACACGTATTGCTTGAACAGATCAATCGCTATGCGCTGTATGCGGTCGGGGTCGGGGAATGTTGGGTCTTTGCGCCGCTCGTCTAGCATACGGCCAAAGATCATCTTGGCCATCTGGCTTTCGCGCCCGTCGGTTATCATACCGAACTCGTTCTTTTGGACGCCCGTCATGCCGTGATTATGAACCGGCGGCAATATTTCATAGGTTCTTGGATTGACGGCCTCGTGAGGCATGTTGCCGCCGTTCTCTAATACGAGACGCTCGACCTCCTC